CGGCAAAAGTTGGCGGCGTTAACGGAACCGCTAGCGTAGCCGCTAAGCAGGGCTACACCGTAGCAAATGAGTCTTTAGGCGTCTCTAACGGTAACCCTAACCAATACTTTAAACTATCTCAATCTCCGGTAATTACTAGCAGTATTGTGGTTAAAGTAAACAACGTCACTTATACGTATGCGCCGTTTTTGATTGAAGAAGATTCAAACAAAACAGTGTTTACCACTTTTATCGATTCTCAAGACCGAACTTACATTTTGTTTGGTGATGGAGTCGGTGGACGTATTCCACCTAACGCTGGAACAATCACAGCTACATATCGAATTGGTGCTGGAAAAGCTGGAAACGTTCCCGCTAATAAACTTACATACATTAAGTCTGTAGTGTTAAACGGAGTTACTGTTACAAACCAGTCTGCCGCAACAGGTGGTTCTGATGCTGAATCTACTGACTCAATTAGAATTAACGCTCCACTAGCGTTAAAGTCTTTGAACCGAGCAGTCTCCCTAAAAGACTACGCATCGTTAGCCCTTCAGGTTCCTGGTGTCGCAAAATCTATGGCAGAAGCAGAAAACTTTAGCAGCGTAATTTTGTACTTAAGACCGTTTGGTGACGCAGGTGTTAATCCGCTTGGAGACCCTACGCCAGTGTTCGACGAACTAGCTGTTAGAGTTGCGGCGTTCTTTGAAGAAAAAGCTCCACCAAACACTTCTCTAACTATTCTTCCTCCTACTTATGTTCCTGTGAACATAACAATAACAATTAACCTACTTAAAGAGTACAAGCAATCTACTCTTATAAACCAATCTCTTGCTGCAATCAGAGAACTATTTAGCGATGACAATATCTTTTTTGGTCAAAGATTTACACAACAAGATATGATTAACGCCCTGACTGCAATACCTGGAATTGAGTACTCCACAGTTAACCTACTTCGTAAAGTGTCAGCAGACCAATCTTTTAACGTTAGCAACAAAGCTTTAACTTCCAATATTGCAACGTTAACAACCTCTGCATCTCATAACTTTACCGTTGGACAAACTGTAAGAATTTCTGGTGTTGATTCTGTGTTTAACGGAGACCACATAGTGCTGTCTACGCCAAGCGCGACCACGTTTACCTACGCAAAAGTAAACCCTACAAACATATCTTCCACAGCTGTGTCTCCCGTAGGTAAGGCGCAGGCTCTGGTAGTAGAGGTCGTTGACTGCGAAGTTAATGAACTTCCAAAAGAAGGAACCTTTACCGTAAATGCTGTTGGCGGAATGAGCTAAGGAGAATAATGGCAGCCGTATACCCAGGAACAGTTAGAGAGTTCCAAAATAAACAGAACACTACCGACATTATCGATGCGTCCCACCCAAACCTTTTGCAAGATGAAGTAACCGCTATCCAAACAACTTTGGGTGCAAACCCTCAAGTATCCACCACCCCATCAGGAACGTTTAGCGCGACTACTACCGACTTCGGTACAGTCACGTCTCGTTTAGCAAACATAGAGCGAGGCGTTGTCGGGGATACCCACTCGCAATACGTAAAAGTAGCAGGTGGCTCAACAATCCAACCAGCTGCTGGAACTACAGTTCCTTTAGTTGTACGAGGAGCAGCGTCTCAAAGTGCGAACCTTCAAGAGTGGCGAAATAGCAGCGGAGCGTTACTAGCGTACGTATCCGCTTCCGGAATTTTAGTAGACGCTGGAGCTGCATCAGACATCGATAACTTGTCTATAGTGTCTTGGGTGTTTGGATAAATAAGTGGCCAATTACGGTATTGATTTCTACGGTCTAGCCTATTACGGCACAGACAACCTCGTTGACTTTGATGCCTCGCCGTTTCGTGCTACTGCAATAGACTACGGAAAAATTTTAGTAACGTGGGCAGAGCCAACAGGAAACTGGTCCAGGCTACGCCTTCTGCGAAATCCATTCGGCTTTCCTATGACTCCAGATGATGGGGATTTACTTTTTGATTTACCCCAAAACTCAAGCGTTGTTTACTACGAAGACATTGGTCAGGTTCCCAATAACTCTGGGTTATTAGCTGGACACACGTACTATTACTCTATCTTTGTTAGAGAAACTACCCAAGGAGCTTGGGTAAAGGCTGGAGAATCTTTAGGCGTTTCTGTTAAAAACTACGACACTATTTCTCACATGTACGATGCCCTGCCTGAAGTGTACAAAATTAACAACGTATACAGCGCTAGTTACAATTTAGGCATTAACGATGATGTGTATAACTTTTTACGCCTATTTGCGTTTAACTATGACGCTTTTAAGACAAACACTCAAAACGTTAGCGAACTATACGACGTGTTAAATTTAGACGGACGATTAGTTCCGTTAATGCTTAACCAGTTTGGTCTACGATACGAGCCTGAAATTGGGTTGCAACAAGCTCGAATTATGTTAAAAAACATTATTAAGATTAATTCAGAAAAAGGCTCATTATCCGGACTTAAGGTGTTCGTAAAGTCCTTCAGCGGTTTTAACTGCGATATAGCCCCAGTAATAAATCTAATGATAGGCACAGACAACTCTTCATTCAGAGAGACTATCGGCTACTGGGCTGCAGCAAACGCTACGTTAACCCGCGGAACACTTGAAACAGAAAGCCCAAAAGTAGCTCCATACGAAGAAATTAACTCTCCTGCAAACTACCCAAATGGTAATAAAGGATTTTTAAAAATAACCTCTACTGGTGGCGATATTGAGATAACCTGCGGTCAAGACTCGGTAGTTTATAAAGGAATTCCTGTAAAGCCTGGTACTACCTATGCGCTGTCTGCATATGCAAGATATAAAACCACTAACAAAACATTTCACCTAGACATCAAGTGGTATGACCGATTTGGAACATTACTAGGAACTGCCGGTGAGCAAGACACCACTACAACAAGCTCTTCGGATTGGGTGCGATTAACAGCTTCAACAGGACCAGCGCCGACCAATGCTTACTTTGCAGTTCCGTACATAAGACTTGAGGCTACTACTTCAGGAGATGTGTTCTACCTTGATGCCGTTCAGTTTGAAGCAGCTCCAGCTCCAACGACATTTGCGGACGCTAGACGTGTAGACATAGTTCTTCGAGCTAACCGTATTAATGAGATATTAAATCCAAGCTTAGAGTACGACACCTCTGGCTGGGTTGTTACTAGTGGAACTTTGTCTAGAGAAGCTGGTGGAGCGCTTACTGGAAGCGAGTACCACGGAAAGATAGTAGCAACTGGCGGAGCTATCACTATTACTAACGACGTATTTACGCATGTAAACGCTGGAGAACAGTACACAATTAGCTTTTATTTAAAGAGCGGGGTCGCATCAGCGTCACTAGCTGCAGCTAAAGTCGACTGGTACACAGAGTCGTATGAGTTCATATCTGATTCTGTATCAGGTGGTCAAACTATAGACACGGACTACGACCGGTACTCTGCTACATTTACAGCTCCAGAAAACGCTGTTCACGCTAAAGTTTCGGCAATTATTGCTGGACAACCAGCAATTTTGGCTGGTGAAGAGTACTTTATTGACGCAGTTTTGTTTGAAAGAGCATCGTATCTGTATCCATACTTTGACGGCTCTATTGGATACCAACAAACTGGTGACCTAATTTGGGAAGGAACTGCTGGAAGCAGCAGAAGCCACTACTACAAGAACAGAATAAATGTTCAAGTCAGACTTGCGGATACTGTTGGAGATTACCTGCCTTACAGCATTCCATGGGCTATTTTCTTAGCTCAACCAGACGCCTAGCCAAAATTTGACATAGTCGTGTAGGCTGGCACCTCCATCAAGGAGGACCAGATGAGACTACAAACAATAGTAGTTGTTGGAAACGGAAAGACTTCTAGAGCTAACGTAGAAGCGATACTTGGCGATGCGTTCTTAGTAAACAAAGAAGTAAGAATTAACTTTGTTGCTAGAACAACTCAAAGCGAAGGGCTTATATGGGCCCAGCAATACACGGCTTCCCAAGGAATTGTTGGGACAGTCTATGGCTCAGAAAGTAGTTTAAGTTTCAACCAAATTTTAGAGGATAACTCCGGTCGTCAAATAGAGTTTTATATTTTATGGGACGACGAAGACTTTGATTGCCTTGAAGCAATCAAGTTCTGTCAAGAAAACG